CGATGATTTCGTCATCGGCGCCATCGACGATGCGCAAAAGCAGTTCGCCCGCAAGACCGACGGCATTCCCGACAGCACCACGTCTGCCGTGGTGGACCTGGTGGTGGCCCCGGACGGTAGCGGCCTCTACAGCGACGTCGTGCTGCTCGACCCCCGCGTCCTGAAAATCCGCAGCGCGCGGCGCGGCGACAACGGCCGCGAGGTCGAAGTGCTCAACGAAGAGGACATGCCCACCAGGGGCATGTACTTCGACAGCCTGCCCGGCCGGGTGCGCGCCATGATCACCGGCATGGACGAAACCAGCGTCCGCGTCTGGCCGTTCCCCAACGAAGACGTGACGATCAAGCTGTCGGTGTTTCGTCTGCCACTGGTCACGATCACCGACGACGAGCCGCTGGAAATTCCGCTGCAGCACCACCTCGGCCTTCTGCTGTGGATGAAGCACCGGGCCTACAGCGTGCACGACGCCGAGACCTACGACAAGACGAAAGCCGCCGACTTCAAGGCGGAGTTCGAGACGTACTGCACCGCCGCCAAGACCGAGCAGCGCCGCCTGCGCCACAAGCCCCGCACCGTCGCCTATGGCGGCATCTAACTGAAAGAAACACATGCCCTCTACTGTTTCGACCGTTGCCGGGAGCAACACGCCTGACCCTGGGGGGCTGCGCGCAGCAGGTGCGACTGGCATCGGACTGAACGGCGAAGCGCTAGTTTGGACTGGCGCAATCTGGCAGCCCTCAGGACTGCAGCCCCTGGTGTCACCGTATGGGAATTCGTTTGACGGCGTTGTGGCGCGCATGCAGCGGGCGAGTCAATTCAGCCCCATCCGCATGGCGACGTATGGCGACAGCCGTGCCAACATCGGCGGCGGCCTGCTGCTGGCTGCTGATGGCGGCTACAGCGGCGAGAAGACGCCCGCTGTGCTGTCGCTGCTGCGCGGCGATCTGTTGCCGGTGTTCAACGGCGGGATCAGTGGCGACACAGCGGCCAACTGGAACAGCGCCTCGCGCATCAGCGGCAGTCAGGCGGTCACCGATTGCATCGCCGCAACACCTGATGTCGTCGTCATCCAGTATGGGATCAACGACTTTATCGCGGGAACGTCCGCTGCAACGGTTTACGGTTACCTGCAAGCGTTGATTACCGAGTTCCTGGGCGCCGGCATCTTCGTCGTGTTCGAGAGCACGTACACCTGCGCCAAGGGGCCGGCGACCTACATCAACGGCTACAGCAGCTCGGGCGGTTTCAGCAGCACGACCACACCGGCCGAGTACAACGCCCGCTTGGCCGAAATGCAGGCCTGCAATGCCCTGATGCAGACGTGGCTGGCCGGCTTCCCTGGCCGGGCCCTCTACGTCGAGACGAACGCAACGTTGGCAGCCAGCGACGGCTTTGCCAAGACCGATGGGACCTGGTACGACGGCACGCACCTGTCGCAAGTCGGATGCCGCATTGCTGCACGGCTCATCAACATCGCACTGGCGCCGTACTTCGGCTCCGGGCTTGTCGGCAAGCCACTCAAGCTACTGTCGCGCAACGCGGTCAACGACGCCTGCATCACCGTCAGCAGCGGGCGTGCGGCCGGCTACAGCGCAGGCGCCACCGAAACCGGCACGTTGGCGTACTCCTATCAGGTGGTGCAGGACGCCAGCGGCGAGTGGTGTCAGGAGTACACGATCACCAACACCACTGCGGCTGGCACTGCAGCGCGGGCGCGGCTGGAGATCGTGCCGTCTTTCGTCGGCGCTGGCACCTACCCCGTACTGGCCGCGGCGGACCAGCTGCAGGCATCCGTGCAGGTCTACGCGGACAACGGCGCGGGCGGCGCCCCGCCTGTTCACACCATCTTCGCCCGGGCCCGCGTCTACTACAACGACGCCACCAACGAATACGCGCAGGCGGGCGGCATTGCACAGCAGGGCAGCACGGACCACCCGGGCTACTCGCAGGCCGAGACGCTGCGCTTCGTGCTGCCGCGCCGAGCGGTCAAGGCCGCCATGAGCAACAGCACGATCATCGCGGGCGCTGGCCCGGCAACGGCCTTGGCGCTGATCGTGTGCATGAACCAGCCGGGGACGGTGCGGCTGCGGGTGAAGCGCGCCGCCTGGGGCAAGGTCGCCTGATCCCATCCTCTGCCGGTGAGCCGACCATGAACCCCGCTGACCTGGCCAGCATGCTGGAGATGCTGGCGCAAGCCCTTCGCCTGCTGCCGGCCGGCGCGGTGGCCAGTCCTGCAGCACAGGCCGTGGCCGCCGTGGGGGCGCCGCCCGCCCCAGCACGCACGCTGGGCGACTGGCTGGATGTGCACGCCGGAGTGCTGCTGACCCGCGGCTACCACGCACAGACGCTGAAGAATCGCCGCAGCAACCTGGCGCACATCCGGCGCCTGTGGGGCATGCGTGCGCTGGCCGACCTGAAGGCCCAGGAGATTGCCGCGAAGCTGCGCACGTTGTCCACCTCCGGCGCCGGCCGCGTGCTGGGTGAACTGCGGGATGCCTACAGCGAGGCCATCGTTGCCGGCTGGACCGACACGAGCCCCGCCGATCACGTCAAGGCGCCACGCCACAAGGTGCTGCGCGAGCGACTGATGATCGACGTGTGGCAGCGGATGCGCGCCCTGGCGGCCACGCTGCGCCAGCGGTGGGTGGAGCCGATGTTGCTGCTGGCTCTGGTGATCGGTCAGCGCCGTGCTGATCTGGCCAAGGTGGCGTTTGCGGATGTGGTGGACGGACACCTCCGGGTCGAGCAGCAGAAGAAGGCGGGCAAGGCCATCGGCGCCCGGGTGGAAATCCCGCTGACGCTGCGCATGGACTGCATCGGCATGACCGTGGGCGATGTCATCGAGCGGTGCCGCGAGTGCGCCAAGCCTGGCCCGACGCTGCTGCGCCAGGCCAACGGCCGCCCTATCGAGATGAGCAGCCTCAGTGCCCGCTTCTGCGAGTGCATCAAGACTGTCCTGGGCGCTGCCGACCCGGGCCAGTACAAGCGGCCCAGCCTGCACGAGAACCGGTCCCTGTCGGCGCGCTGCTACATCGCCCAGGGCATGCCGCCCGCCGTGGTGCAAACGCTGCTGGGCCACTCCAATCTGGAGATGACGCAGCTGTACCTGCACGAGCGCGGCGCCGAGGCGCAGAAGTGGAAGCGGGTGCCGACGCAAACCACGAGGAACACTGAATGAAAAAGCGCTACTTCGCTTGGCTCGCAGCACTGCACATCAGCGCGCACGCGCAAGACAAAAACCCACTCGATCAGCCGGTGCGCAACTGGCTATTCATCCTGATGATGTCGCTGCTCGGCGGCTTCGTGAGTTGGTACTCGAAGGTCAAAAAAGGCGAGTTGGCAGCAACCAACTTGTTCGCGCTGATCGGCGAGTTCATGGTCTCTGCGCTGGCGGGCCTGCTGGCCTTTCTGGTCTGCGACTACTTCACTTTGCCGCTGGGCATCACGGGCGCCGCCGCTGGGCTTGCGGGCCATGCTGGCGCCAAGGCACTCGCCATCGGCGAAGCGTGGTTGCAGCGTGCGGCCGAGCAGAAATTCGGCATCAAGGCCACCGCCCCTGCACCACTGGATGAAACCGACAAGGATTCGCGGCCGTCGAGTTAGTGGGGTTGTGCAGGCCGCAACCGGGCCGACACCCGGCACCAACTCCCCACCTTGCACCGCGCCGTGGCCTTGCACGGCGCGGTGCTCCTACATCCAACTTGGATCGACGCTCGACTAGAATGCCCTGATGACCACCGGCCGCGAACTCGAAGTCAACCTCAGCACGCTGCTGGGGCTGAACAACCGGCGCCCGGACTTCCGACTGCGCACCAAGGACGGGGTGTTCGTGCGCAGCGCAGCGAACACGCTGATCAGCGACGCCGGCACCGCCAAGCGCCGCAGCGGCTACACCCGCAAGCTGCAGGGCGCCAACTGCCACTCGTTCTGGGTGGATCGCGCCACGGACGTCGGCTTCTATGCGGACGGCTCGGCGCTGTATCGGGTGCGTTCCGCGGGCAGTGGGCTGGCCCGCGAGCTGATCGCCAACAACCTCGTACCTGGCCGTGCGCTGACCTATGCGCGTGCGGGTACGGACGTGCTGTTTTCCGACGGCGCGACGATCCGCTGCGTCGGCGCAGCTGGCGAACGGCCGTTTGGTGTGCCGACACCAGACAGCGTGCCCGCAGTGGCGGCTGTCGCCGGCGGTTCGCTGCCGGCAGGCGTCTACCAGGTGAGCATCGCCTTCGCCACCGACGACCTGGAGCTGAGCGGCATGACGCCGGCTACCTCAGTCGAGGCAGCCGCAGGCAGCAAGCTCGTGGTCTCGAACTTGCCCGCAACCTGGCCGGCAGGCGCCGCCACACTTCTGCTGTACGTGACGCAGCCGAACAGCACGACGCTGCTGGTGGAACAGCGGCTGACCGCGCCCACCACCAGCACGACGCTGGTCGGCCTGCTGGGCAGCGGCATGCAGGCCACGACCTACCTGTCCCGACCATTGCCGGCGGGGCGCATCCTGCGCTACTTCGGCAGCCGGCTGTACTCCGTGTCGGGCAACGTCGTCTGGTACAGCGACGTGTACTCGCCTGCGCTGTGCTCGCCGATGCGCAACTACGTGATGTTCAACGCGCCCATCACGCTGTTCGAGCCGTGTGAAGACGGCATCTTTCTGGCCGCCGACGAGACCTACTGGCTCGGTGGCGACATCGAGTCGGCGGCCCCCAAGATCGTGCTGCCGACCACCGCCGTGTTCGGCAGTGCTTGCGCGCTGCCGCAGACCAAGCAGGTTGTGTGGATGTCTGACAAGGGCCTGGTGCGCGGAAGCGCGGGCGGCGCGGTTGAGCTGCTCCAGGATGAAAACGTCGTCGTCGCACCGGCCGCGTCGGGCGCGACAACCGTGCTCGAAGCGGATGGCCAACGGCACGCCTTGTCCGCACTGTCCGGGACGCGCCTGTCCGGCGCTGCCGCCAACAGCTACATGGACGCGGAAGTCATCCGCAAAGGAACCACGCTATGAACTCCACCGCAGGTGCGGGCTTCGTCTACGTCATCGAGACGATCAAGGGCGGGCGTGTGATCGACCAGATCACCGCCCACAACGTGATGCCCACCGAAGGCGCCAACGCCATCCTTCAGGCGGCGCTGCTGGGCGGCACCCAAGTGCCGACCTGGTACATCGGGCTGTACGAGGGCAACTACACGCCCAGCATCGGTGACACGGCGGCGCTGCTGCCAGGCCTGGCCACCGAGTGCACGACCTACGACGGCACGACCCGCAAGTCCTGGGTGCCCGGGGCGGCGACCGGCGGCGCCGCGAGCAACGCCGCGGCGAAAGCCGAGTTCACCTTCACGGCCAACAAGACCGTGTACGGCGGCTTCATGACGTCGGCCCCGGCGCGCGGCGCGACGGTCGGCGCGCTCGTCTCGGTCGTGCGCTTCCCCTCTCCGCGCGTCCTCGACATCGACAGCATCCTGCGGGTGACTGCCGGCATCGTCCTCACCCCCACCTGAAAGGAGCCATCATGGCGCTGAAACTCTCGACTGGCCTGCGCGGCAAGCTGATGGACGCGGGCTCGCTGAAGTCGATCTTCGCGGGCGGCCTGATCAAGATCTACGCCGGCGCAGCGCCGGCTGACGCTGACGCCGCAGCCACCGGCACGCTGCTGTGCACCATCTCGCTGGCCGGCGCCGGCACGGGCATCAACTTCGACACGGCGGCAGTGGCCGGCATTCTGTCGAAGGCGCCCGCCGAGACCTGGAGCGGCACGAACGTGGCCACGGGCACTGCCTCGCATTTCCGCCACGTCGCTGCTGGCGACACCGGGGCACTGTCCACCACCCAAGCCCGCATCCAGGGCTCGATTGCCACGGTCGGCGCAGACATGAACCTCAGTTCGGTGTCGCTGGTCAACGGCGCGGGGCAGACCGTGGACTACTACTCGGTCACGGTGCCGGCGGCGTAAGCAGCCATGGCCAGCCAGGACGTCCTCGACGACTTCCTCGGGGCTTCCGAGGGGCTGAGCACCACCGTGCCCGGCACACTCACGGGCTTGACCACGGCCGAGTGGGTCGCCATCGACCAGTCGGGGTCGCCGACTTCTGCGTTCGTCCGTACCAGCTCGGGCACCACCGCCGTGATGCCTGCCGCCGGGCAGGCCCGGTACGCCCGGCTGGACATGGACACGCTCGTGCACTCGGCCGGCGTGACGACGTTCGAGGCGTCCATCGCCCCTGGCGGGCAGCTGCGGGTCAACCTGGACTTCGGCACGCGGTTCCTGTCCGTCGAGTGCGGCGCGGACGGTTCCGGCAACTGGATGTGGAACCAGCCGCCCTCCACCGTCAACGGGTCGTTCACCGGAACGGCGCCTGGCGCGTTCGTGGTGCTGCGCATCGAAGTCACCAGCACCGCCACGCGCTACTACGTGGACAACGTGCTGAAGTACACGCACAGCTCAGGCGTCCCGTACAGCACCGTCGTCAACAGCGTGCGCCTGGGCTACCCCCGCGTGTTCGCCGCGCACGGCTACTCGACTGGCGCGACGGTCCTGGCGCTGAACTACCTGCACCTGAAGACCGAGGCGACCACCGGCCCGCTGGGCGGCCCTGGGGGCGGCGACACCATCGGGCCGACGTTCCCCTCCACTGTGATCAGTGTGGCCGCGCTCTACACGTCCTACACCGCCACGTGGCCGACTGCCAGCGACAACGTCGACGCCTTCGGCACCGTCGCCTACGAGTACCGCATCAACGGCGGCGGGTTCGTCAGCAACGGCACCGCGACCACGCTCACGCGCACTGGGCTGGCGCCGGGGACGTCCGAAGTGCTGGAAGTTCGCGCGAAGGACGCAGCCGGCAACTACAGCTCCAGCATCTCCACCACGGCGACGGCGTACCTGCTGCCGACTGAGCAGACACTGTTCTCCGACACCTTCACCGGCGAGGGCGTGTTGCGCGGGTCGCCTGGGCAGACCGGGCTGTTTGCCCGGTCCATCTGGGGCGCCAAGGTCGGCACGTTCGGCGGCGGCACGATCCCGGGCGGGTCAGGGCTCGGGGTCGTCAGTGACACCGATGCGTTCGCCCGTTCGTCTGCCGGGCTCGCGTGGACTGCAGGCGGCGATGCTGCCAGCGTTTCCGGCTCCCCGCCGCCCGGCAGCACCGCTGAAATGCCTGTCGTGATGGAGGTCGCCGGGCGCGGCGACTTCCGCGCGCTGTTCGGGCTGAACGGTGTGGCGTACGGCATGACGATCTACAACACCACCGCGGGCACGGGCAAGCTCGTTGTCTACGGCGGCGTCGTGCCGAGCGGGTGGGCTTCACCGCCCCCAGGCGAGCCCGCGACCATGACCATCCCTGCGGTGGTCAAAGACCAGACGTACACCATGCGGGTCGAGCGGACGCTGGACTCTGTTTCGTACTTCCTCGACGGCGTGCTGATGGGTGTGGCCAGCTCCGCGACGGTAGCGGTCACGGCGCTTGAGTTCTGGGGCCTGACCACCTACACAGCCCATGCAAACCCGGCGTTCGCGGTGGGTGGCCGGGCGCTGACTGACGTCGGCGAGACGGTCCAGAAATACCGCTATCTCCACTTGCGCGCCGGGCGCCTCGTCAGCGGCCCACTGGGCGCTCCGCGAGACCCCCACGACGACCCGCCGTTCGACCCGAGCCCGCCGCTCGGCCCCGGCAACGAGCCGGACCCGACCAACCCCTTCGCAGACTTCTGGACGAAGTTCAACGCCACCTATGAAGTCCCCTAAGCTCATCGGCAACCTGACGCCCAGCGCGGGCGTGGGCGACGGGAAGGCAAGGGCGCTCGACAACGTCGCAGCGCCCTTTCTCACTGCTGCGGGGCCGGGCTTCATCACGCGCAAGAAGGGGGACTTCATGGAAGTGCAGACCCTGGACGAAGCGCCCCAGGCCGCCAAGCCCCTGTTCTGGCTGCTGCGCCGCAATGCGCCGGCCGCCGTGCGCACCACGACGCGCACCACGACCGTCAAGAAAATCGTGCCGGCCACCGCCGCGAACAACATCATCGCCAGCTTCCTCGCGTTGAACGTGGGGGCGAACCGCATGGCCTACGCCATGGATGACACATTCGTGCCTTCGGGCACGACGGCGGACTACCTGGTCAACGACTCGTGGGCGGCCCTGGCCAACCTCAAGGCGGCTGGGCTTTCGCAGCGGCGCGCTGTCACGCCGCAGCACATCCGGTCGTTCTTCGCGACCGGGTGGGACGGCGCACGCGGCGCCTGGCGTTGGGGCTATTCCGCCAAGGTGATGGGGCTGTTCACGGGGTCGTTCTCCATCGGCACGACCACTGCCGCGCTGTTCCCATGCCAGCCGCGCGTCTTCCTGGGCGATACCGCGTCGTCGGTGATGACCGAAGCCACCGTACCGGGCGAAGACGACGGCCGCGTCCACTTCGGCGGCCAGCTCTTCGTCGTCGGCCCCGGCAAGCTGTGCGGTCTGGTGTGCGTGGCCGACCGCGTGATGTTCGGCGACGTCGGCCCTGCAGATCGTCGAGTGACCCCGTACTTCCTGTCCTCGAACGACCACGGCGAAACCTGGGCGCGCACGCCGGCCGCATTCTTGCTGCCCTACGTGCGCAGCGGCCCGTTCGGCACCCTGCACTCCGAAGCGCTGCGGATGATGGCCTCGATGTCCTTCTTCGCGTACATGGGCGAGGGCAAGTCGCTGTTCGTGCTGCGCTACCAAGACCCCAGCACGCCGTTCGCCATCATCGCTCGGGAGTTCCTCTACGAGTCGGGCGCTTTCACCGACATCACTTCGGCATTCAGCTCGACCGGCTTCCTGCCCGTGGGTCGGTGGCGGCTCAACAACTTCGGGACGCTCGGCTTCGCAGACCAGTCCGACCCATTCTGCTCCGACCCGGTGCAATACTGCTTCGGCCCTGGCTGCCTGGCAGTGCGCATCGTCAGTGCGACCGACCCGTTCGCTTCCGACCGTCTGCGCATCACCCGCGACTTTGGCGCAAGCTGGACCGAAGCAACCATCCTGGCGCTGCTGGGCGCAGGGCACTACGCGGCCGACATCCTGGTGGCGCAGCCCTACGTGGACGCCGACCGCCCGGGGCTGATCTACCTGGCCGCCATCGAGGCGGGCGGCGTGCGCTTCTTCAAGACGGACGGCCTGTTTGCCTCGGCCGCCGCCGTAGGTTTCATCCCCGGGGCTGACTGGTCGGGCGTGACCCTCGTCACCAAGACCGCCCACCCGTACCCGCAGCTCCTCAACGAGTTCGGGCCCACCCCGTAAGGAGCAGACATGGCCACCACACTGAACGCGGGCCACCGGCTGTACCGCCGGTCCGCCTACGAAATCACCGTCGAGGGCCGCACCGGCGTGCCGCCGACGCCGGTCTCGGTGTACGCCTG